ATATTATACTTGTCGTGAATGGGAAGACGAACTAATGGAGCGTATCAAGGCTTATGAGGAAATAGAGCAGGCTTGCAAGTCGGAAGTTGAGGCTTGACAAGAATAAGATAGTTTGCTATAATGTATCTACCATTTGAGAAAAGGAGAAAACAAATGGCACAAATAGGAAAAGTAGAATGGGAAGTTTCGCGTAGTGTTGTAAAGCGGTATGACCGCTTCCAATATTATGAACTTGACGAAGCAGACTTTTTGGAGTATATCCAAAGCAACTTGGACGAGAATGCACCGCAGTTTGCTAATAGCACCGCAAGGAACTCGATGCCACTGCACGAAGCAATATTGGCTGCTGTTGCTTATAGTGGTGAAAGTTTATCTTACTTCACAGAAATGTATGCAGATAGAAACCCCGACGAATGCCTTATTTCAGAATGCGACCAACTCGTTGAGGTCAGCGATAATGTTATTGAGTTAGTTGGTAATACTTGGATACAAGACGAAGAGATAGTAAATGAACAGGAAGTTGTAGAGTTTTATAAACAATAAATAAATATATACGGGTGGGCTGCGAGGGTGTATACTCTTTCAGCCCACTATTTATGTTGGAGGCGTATATATGGATATAAAGAGTGTCTGGAATAAACTAACCCCAGCAGAACAAAAGGAAGTAAATAAGTTATTAAAAGCAAAGACGTATCCCGATATTTTGGGAGATACGTTCCTATTGCAACGTGAGTTCATACTCGATAAAAGTAAACTAAAAGCCCTATACTGCACCCGCCGCTCTGCAAAGAGTTATACGGCGGGTTTATATTTGGTAAAGACTGCCCTTGAGCAACCGGGAACAAGCAGCGTTTATATTGGCTTAACCCGTGATAGTGCCAAGCGTATCGTATGGACTGACGTATTTAAGGCTATTCTGCATAAGTATAATATTTCAGTCAAGTTTAATGAAACCGAGTTGACAATAACCTTTCCTAACAAAAGTATTATTTATATCCTTGGTGTAGACGACAGCGAAGCCGAGAAGGACAAGTTGCTTGGTAAGAAGTATGCTCTTGCAGTAATAGACGAAGCAGCCTCATACAGCATAGACCTACACAACCTTATTTACAAAATATTAAAACCAGCACTATCCGACTTACGTGGAACCTTATGTATGATAGGCACGCCAGACAACAAGAAGGACGGAATATTCTATGAACTAACACGGGACGCCAGTGTTAGTCCTCCCAGCAAGGTCGAACGTAATGGCTGGAAGGTATTTGCTTGGACTGCCTACGACAACCCATATATGAAGGACGCTTGGAATGAAACAATAATGGACCTCAAACGTGTCGACCCTCTTGTCGAGGAGCAGCCTTGGTTTCAGCAACATTATCTTGCACGTTGGGTTATTGAGGACAGCAATAAAATATATCGTTATACTGGCGACCGAAATGCTTGGAACGGACAACTCCCAGACTACGGCTGGAAACCTTGGCAATATACTCTTGGTATAGACCTTGGTTTTAATGACGCTACTGCATTTGCCCTACTTGCTTGGCACGAAAACGACCCCAATGTTTATATTGTCCGTGCTGAAAAGTGGAGGCATTTAACTATTACCGACACAGCAAATAATATTCGCGAGTGGGAAGGTGAATACCCTATCTCGTATTATATTGTTGACGGAGCCAATAAGCAAGCAGTAGAAGAAATAGTGCGGCACCATAGCATTCCGCTCGTAGCAGCCGATAAACACGATAAGGCGTCGTTTATACGTATTATGAACTCTGCATTTATAAGTGGCAAGATAAAAGTTTATAATAAGGGTTGCAGCCAGTTGTTAGAAGAGTATGATAAAGCAGTTTGGAATAAACGTGCATTAGAGAAAGGCATTTACAAGGAGGATACTTCATACCACCCCGACATTGCCGACGCAGCCCTATATGCATATCGGTTTACTTATGGCTATGCCAGCACGCCTCCCGCTCCAGACCAAGTATTTAAAAATGATATAGAACGTGAAATGGCTGAAATGAATAGCCGTTTTGCCAAGGAGCGTATGGAGCGTGAAGAGTTATTATGGGGAAATGAAGATATTTACAACTAATAAGTTATTTGGAGACTACTTATTCTGGAGATACTATGAAGTTAAAAGAGTTATGTGAACTTGATATAGATATACTTATCCCTATGCTACGCAGTTATGGCATTAGGGCTTTATCTATTGGCGACGTTTCGCTTACTATAAGTCCCGGTCCTAATGCTGTCAAGACTGAATGGGAACCCAGCCGTTTTGAGGACGAAAGGGAACAAGAAAAGTTGCCCTGCGGACATTCCGTTTGGGAAGCAAATGAAAAAGGCGAGTGTCTAATGGGTTGCTTACCCGAAACTAAAAAAGAGGAATAACGAATGGCTGACTTTCGCGACTATAAGAAGAACGACCAAAAAGCAATAAACACAAATAAAAAAATACAAGTCAATAGCAGTATGACAAGCGACTGGTCGCCACAGACAAACTGGTGGAACTACGAGGACGACTACGAAGCCCTTGACGCTGTTAAACAAATGACAGCACTATTAGAACGAGATATTCAGAGCCGCATTAGCCGTTATAGAGTAGAAAGCCGACTATATGGTATTCCAGACTATTTTGCCAACCTTGCACGCACGTATAACTCAAACTGGAATACAGCAAACGTTCTTCCCGACCGCCTTACGTTTAACTGCGTGCAAAGTAATATTGACACGCTTATTAGCAAAGTCAGTCGCCTTAAACCCCGTGCAAGGTTCCTTACAAATGCAGGAGGTTTTAAAGCAGTTAAAGCAGCAAAGAAACTTTCCTACTTTACCGAAGGCATTTTCCAAGAAAACGATATTTATACTATTGCACGAAGCGTATTACGAGACGCCCTTGTTTATGGAGACGGCTTTATCCATATCTATTCGGATAATAGCCGAGTTCGCCTTGAGCGAGTTATTCCGTATGAAGTATTTGTAGACGAACTCGAATGTGTTGGCGGTGCTTCACCAACGCATATGTATCGTATCAAACTTGTTAGTCGTCAAGCCATAATGGAAATGTTCCCAGAAAAGGCTGAACGTATCGCTCAAAGTCAACAACTCTTTAATACCCAACTCCACACTACTTCGCCAGCAACCGACCAAATAGAGGTGTTGGAAGCGTGGAAGATAGGCACAGGCGAGGAACGCAAGAATGGTCGTCGTCTTATGGCTGTTCCCGACTGCCTATTATGTCAAGAAGAATGGACTGATAAACGCTTTCCATTTGCACGTATCTCTTGGACGCAACCATTTTCGGGATACTGGGCGCAGTCATTAGCAGAACAACTTAAAAGCACCCAACTGGAAATAAATAAACTATTAGCCGTCCAACAACGTTCATATCACCTTGCTGGTTCGTTTAAGATATTAGTTCAGAATGGTAGTCAAATACCGGTTGAGAGTTTTAATAACAACGTTGGCACCATTATCAAATATACTGGCAACAAACCAGAATATATTACGCCACCTATCCTACCACCAGAGTTTTATAATAACTTGGAAACTCTTATCCAACGCTCGTATCAAATAAGCGGTGTATCAGCCCTATCTGCATATTCTCAAAAACCAGCCGGTCTAAACAGCGGTGTTGCACTACGCGAGTATAACGATATTGAGAGCGCACGTTTCTTGGAGTTTAGCCAAGACATAGAGCAGTTCTTTGTTGACGTTGCAAAAGCCTCGGTTTCTATGGCACGCCTTATTGCTGAAAATAATGCAGGTCATTATCCAGTCAATATCAATAACCCAAAGGCTCTTACAAAGGTCGACCTTAAAGAAGTTAAACTAAAAGAAGACGACTATACCATTTCAGTATTCCCAGCGTCAAGCCTACCAAATGACCCTCCTGGACGACTTGAGACTATTGACGACCTTACGAAACGTGGTCTATTGGACCCAACCGAACAACGCGAACTATTAAACTTTCCAGACGTAGAAGCGTCAAACCTATTAAGCACAGCACAAGACGACTACCTTAAAGAAATATTTGAGCGAATGTTAGAGGACGAAGAATATACACCTCCCGACCCTCTTGACAACCTACAACTCGCTCAACGTCTTGCCGTGCAATATTATGCACTTGGAAAAAAACTTGGTGAAAGCGAAAGCAAGTTAGAACTGATACGTCAGTTTACACGCGACCTAATGGCATTACAAGCCCCAGCACC